CACTTCGGCGAAAAGCTCAGACAAGGCGATCTTCTGGCCCGCCGTCAAGTCCAGTTTCAACACGTTGAATCTCCTTTCGTCAGAGCGGCAGCTCCTGCTGCCGTTCTGGGTTTTGATCTCCACGGGAGCAGATCAGCTCCACTGCCCGTGATGTGATGGGGCTGAAGCACAGGCAGATCTCGTAGACGGCCTGCCGGCCGGATAGGCCGCCAGCGGTCAGGCGGTCGTACTCGGCCCTGATCTTGCGCGCCCGCAGCTCGTCCCGAGCCGCCTTGCAGACCGGCACCGAAAGCGGCTGGCCGCCGCGCTTGGCGGCAAGCGTGGCCATGGCATCATCGCCGATCAGCGCGGCCAAGTTGACCCACCGCGCCGCGCCGAACACGTTGCCCGTTGCGCTAATCGGTACCACGAAGGTCACGCCGGCCCGCGCATTCAGCAGCGCGCAGGCCGCCTCTGCGCCGATCTCACGGATCAGCGCCAGCGCCGTGTAGGGCAGCAGACTGCCTACCGAAACGCAGTCATCAGGCGTCAGCTGGTGCACCGCGATGCCTCCGCTTGAGGTGGAACTCCATCGCCGCGACGATCAGCCGCAGCTGCCAGGCATCGCAGAAGCGCAGCGGCGTGTGCACGTTGCCCGATTTGCCGGCGCCACCCATCTGCTTGGCGATCCCTTCGATGTAGGCCACTTGCATGCCTGTCTCGATTCCCGCTGCGCGCGCCTGCATCAACAGCTTGCGCAGCAATGGCTGCCGGTCGGACACCGCGGTATCGATGAACGCCCACTCATTGACGATCGGAGCGCCGGCCGCGTCGCGCTTGACGAGGCCGCAGCGAATCAGATGATTGAGCGCCGCGCGCAGCTGTTCAAACGAGAGACGCGCTGTACTTTCCAGCGAAAAGGACTGGCGTAGGTACTCCTTCCATGCCTCGTCGTCGATCGCGAGCTGACGGCGACCGCAATGGATGGCCGCAATCATCTTCACTCGCTCTGCCGCCGGCCGGCGATCTGCTCCTGCCATCACCTTTCCCGTACGCCAGGAGGATCGAGATCGATGATTTCGCGCATTGATCTGGTTGTCTCGCGCGACAGGCGCAGGCGGACGATGCGCTGTTTGACCGACAGCTCCCGCCCGTCTGGCAGAAGTCGCAGGCGTGGGATGCGCCGGCGCATCTGCAGGCGGCCGAACGAACCCAGGCGCACGTCCTCGCCCAGCGCCAGCGTCGCGGCGATGATCTCGCCGGCGGTCTGCAGTACCGACCGCACGACATCCGGATGGACATCCGCGTAGGCCGCCGTATCCTTGATCAGCCGACCGGTCTTCATGCCCCACCTCCGTTGATCAGTTCGATTTCGAATGGCGTGATGACGAAATCCTCGAGCTGGCTGATGCGGATTCCGGGCACGTGTGCCACGGCAGACGGTTCGTTGAGGATCGCCTCCCGGCTGATCTCCTCGCGCACCCGAATGAAGCGCGAGAGACCCAGGCGCCGCAGTGAGTCCTTCACCGGCTCCTCGCCAGTGATGCGCACGGACGGCGGCCTGGTGCGCCAGCACACGTCGCCGCTCGCGAAGCTGTACGTCTTGCTCCTGCCGTCGTGGGTCAGCTCTGCGCGATGCGCGTCGCACCACCCCTGAACGCCCCTCTGCGCTGCGTCGATCCGTTGCCGGATCGGCTCTGCGCGCTGTTCGTACGATTCCTTGATACGGGTGATCGTCTCGTTCATCTCGCACTCGAGCAGCGTGAGTTCACGGCTGTCGATACCGATGCCGGAGATCAGATCCGTCACCGCCTCGCGCGTCTGCGGCACCTGTGGCGCAACCGACTTGTAGCGCGCCCTGTTGGGTTTTGTTCCTGCCATGTCCGTTTCCTTGTCTATGAACCGATTAACCGATCGTCAGATGCGCTTCGGGGATCCCAGATCCGCCGCGCGATTGCAGCTGTTTGCATTGCGGGCAAATCCGGATCCGCATCCGGTCTGGTGACAGCCACTTCCGGCCGCAGCCGCCGAGGCAGAGAACCTCGCCGCCCAGCGGGTCGGACCGGGGACGCTTGGCCGCCTGGACGGCCTGGCTTTGCGCTACCGGCTGCGCCCCTGGCGGAGCGAGCAGGCGCGCCAGGTTGGCGATCGCCGAGGTCGAGCACTGCAGCGCCCTGGCGATCTCCCCGTAGGTGTTGCCGGCAGCCCGGCGTTGCAGAATGAAGGTGTCTTCCGCAGGGCTGAAACGAACACGCTGATGCCGTTGGGACGCGTCCGTCAACGCCGGTGGGGCAACCGTGGCACCCAGACGGCGGCCACGATTGGCGACCGATGATCTTGGGCGCCGCAACGCCTCGGCGATCTTCAGCCAGGTCTGGCCGGCCGCCCGCAGTTGCAGAATGGTCGCGTCTTCCGCGGCCGTGAATGGTCCAGCTCTGCAATGCGCGGTCGGCGCCGCCAAAAACGGCAGCCGATTGCGCGGGCCAGGATTTCGGGTCAGGTCAGATCCCATGTGACCCCTCCCGGCCCGACCGGCGCCACGCGACCGACCAGGGCCTGCCGAGGATCCAACAGATGCGCACGGCGCACCAGAAACGAACCCACAACCGCCACCACCAGCTCCAGGCGGCGCCGACGGCGCGAGCCGCCATGCAGACGAGCAAGACCGGCAGCCAGAGCACGACACCGGAAATCAGGCCGACTGCCAGCAACGCGCCGCGCAGCAGATGCCGCAGTGCCTCCGCGATGGCGGGGCCCATCTCGATGAGCGCTGCCGCCAGGATCAACAGCAGGACCGCGAGCTGTCCCCAGAAGACGATCTCCTCGCCCAGGTTCGCCACGATCATTGCCGTTCATCCCACTCGATGCGCACGCCGTAGCGGATGGCAAACCAGGTGTGCACCGTCACGTCACCCTCCTGGTGTTGCGCCCGCCAGGCGCAATCGCCGGCGAAGAGGCGATGGAGAAATGGCGTGCTCTCGACCTGGATCACCGTCGCCCGGCGATCGACCGTCACGCGCCTGATTCGGATGCCGACGCCGATCAGATACGTCGCCGCATGCAGCACGGCGTCGAGTTGCGTGCTCAAGTGCCGCATGCGCTCGCAGCGCGCCCGCTCGATCGCCTGCTGTGCCATTCGCAGCGCCGCGCGCATCTCGGGTGTGCCGTCGTCAAGCGCCGACCGACCCGCCGCGATGATCTCAGAGGACATCATCTTCATCGTCTTCCCTCCAGTAGAGTCCGTACTTCTGTTCCTTGTCGATCCGCGTCGCTACGCCGTGCATCAGATGCACGGCGCGCGCGATCTGGACCTGGTCCGCATGGTTGAACCGGAGCTTGATCCAGTCCAGGTCGCTGGCCAGCGAGGCCAGTTTCTTCACCGTATCCCGGTCTGCCGCAGGCTCCTGGCGTCCGGCAGCCGCGACCGCTTGCGTTTCGCTCATGGCATCTGCTCCCGCACGGCGCGCACCAGCTCGGCCGTCACGCGGGGCGCGCCGAGCGTCGCCGCCTGGTTGATTGCCGCCGTCAGCAGATTGTTCGCCACCAGCGGGTGCGTCAGCGAAATGACTGCGATCTCGTTCGGGCCGGCGCCCGTCCGCTGGCGGATCGTCAGCGCCTGCATCAAGGCGTCGATCGCTGCCGGCTCGACCACCGCCGCAAGGTCCAGGCCAGCCGCCGTAAACCGGTGCGCCAGGTACTCGCCCAAGTTGGCGTCGAGCGGTGGCAGGCCGACGATCTGGCAGCGCTGCGCCACCTCGCGTACCGAGGCGCGCCGCTCGTCCAGCTTGTCGCGCAGCTCCGGCTGCCCGATCAGCAGCACCGACAGCAAGCGGCGCATGCCGTCCTTCAGCTCGAGAAATCGCTTCAGATGCTTCAGCGTCGGAATCGGCAGACCATGCGCCTCCTCGATCACCAGGAGGTGCTGCACCCCAACCCGGCTGCTCGCGATCAACGCCTCATGCACCTGGCGGAAGCGCGCCTCCGGGCTTCGCCGGGGCGATTCGCCGCTGGCCACCGCGTGCAGGATGGCCTCGGCAATGTGATCCGACCGCAAGTACTGCCCCTTCCGGTCGCTGTCCTCCATCGCCAGCACGTACGGCTGAATCAGCCGCACGGGGCGGTTCTCCAGACGCAGCCGCTCCTCAAGCTCCTCGCGCAGCGTGCTCTTGCCGCTGCCCGACTCGCCAATCAGCGCCAGAAATTTCGTGTTGCCGGCCGCCACCTGCCAGAGCGCCTCGCGCACGTAGCGGATGTCGCGCGACAGGTACACCTCGCGCGCCTCGGTCGGGTCTTCGAACGGATCCCGGAAGATGCCGAACTTGCGGCGCGCCGCGTCGCTCAGCGTCTGTTTTCGTAGTAGCATTTCAATGCACCTCTCCAGCGGGGTTGCATTACCAGACGGGGCCGCGTTGCTGCGCGGCCCCGTCGCCTTTGCCGGCAGCGCCGGCAGCTTCTCCGTCTCGCCGACCGGCGGCGACTCGGATTCGAGAAACAGGTCCGTCAGCTCTTCGACGGGAACCCGCAATTTTGTGAGCACCGCACAGGCCATCGAGCGCAGATCGCGCCGGCGGATCGTCCGCGGGTATTGGTTGTGGCGGACCAGCAGACTGACCGCTGCCTGCGACAAGTGCATCTCGCGCGCCAGCGTCGCCTGCGAAATCCCGTGCCGCGCCAGCACATCGCCCAGGATCAGCATGCCCGCCGCTCCCCGGCCGCATCGGCGCCCGCCAGTTGCGCCTGCCATTGCTCAGCCAGGCGCGCGAACTGCGGCTCGCTGATGCCCGCCGCGAACCTCTGCGTGATCCACGCGTAGTGCTCCGGCAGCCAGTTCTCTTCGCCGAGCAGCGCCGCCATGCGCAGACAGGCTGTCGTCGCGCTCATCAGCGATTCGTCCGCCGGATGATCGACGGCGATCGGCGTTCCGGCTCTTGGCAGAAATGCCGGTACCGGTACCGAGCGGACATCAGCGAACGCATCCACCGCCCCGCCGAACGCCACTCCGCGCTCGCCGCCCTTGCCGCGGCGGACCTTGCCGATCTCGAGATCGTCGTCGGTGCCCCAGGCCGCGCGCCGCGCCGTCTTGCGCTCGGTATCGATCCAGGTATCCGCCGGCGCCTGGAAGCGTTCGCCGATCACGGGCGCATCCAGGTTGAAGCCGAAGTCGTCGGTCCGCAGCGGCGACACGCGGTGGCGCACTTCGCGCCCGGACGCATCGCTGACCAGAATGTCGATCGACGGCAGCGCATAGGGGCTCGCCACCGCGTAGAGCTTCTCCCCGACGGCCGCCCCCGGCACGCCAGCCACCGAGTAGGCCCGCCGCCCGTATCCCGGACAAGCGAAGGAGATCTGCAGCAAGTCGTTGACCGTGCGCTGAACCGGGGTGGTCATCACCAGTGCCCGCGTGATGTCTGCGCCGGGCGCCAGGCGCAGCTCTTCCGGCCGGATCCGCTGCCAGGCGGCAAAGCGCGTCTGGCCGTGCCTGCCATGCATCGCCGTGCTCTGGTACGCGCGGCTCCAGGTCGCTGCGAGGGCATTCAGAGCGTCGAAGTCAGCGACGCGCGTCGCGTGCAGGCGGCCCTCGAACTGCCGCTCGATGTTCGCGTGCGTCGTCTCGACGGCGCCCTTTGCCCGCGGGTTGTGCGCGCGATGGACGAGCACTTCGATGTCCAGAGCCCGCGCGAGGCTGCGCACGATGCCGGAAGCCTGGGCGCTGCCGGGGTCGACGACCAGCAGCTTCGGCACACCGTAGAACGGCAGGCCTTCGCGCTGGTGGAACGCCAGAATGAGGAAATCGAGCAGGTTCCGCGACGTCTCGTGGCCCGACAGATAGTGCAAGTGGAAGGCGCCGCTGCAGTGATCCACTGCCAGGTAGCGCTGCACCCGGAGCTGCTGCACCCGTTCGAAGTTGCTCGGCTTGTTCTTGTTGAACGCGGCCTCGTCACAGACCTCGACACCGCCATTCGCGAGATAGAACAGCACGCAGGTCGACACATCCACCTGCCAGACGTGATTCGGGTGCAGGCTGCGCAGAGCCTGCGCCGGCGCCTGCTGCATCAGTTGATCGGTGTGGCAGCCGATGCGGCGCATGGCGCGCGCGATGGTGCTCGGATGTGCCGTGGTGGTTCGGACCGCGCCCGTCTGCGGGTCGGCCGGTGCGTTGGCGTTGTGGATGTCGCGCACCATGCGGATGGTCGGCAACACCTTGCCCGTCTCGCGCGCCCCGGCGAAACGGATCGCCGCCATCTGCCGGACATCAGCATCAGACAGAGCCTTCAGGCGCCCGGAGTCGGATCGCCGCTTGCGCTCGCCGCCGTGGCCCATCTCGCGCAGCCAGCGCCAGAGCGTCTGCACCGACACGCCGATCGTCCCGGCGACCGAGCGTATCCGCGGCGTGCTCTGGCCGTGCGGCAGCGTCGGCAGTTCGGCGGCGAGCTGGAGCACCATCGGCAGCTGCACCTGGCTGGGAGGCATGATCATCACTCCTCCCATCTAGCCGCGGCCAGATGACGGCCGCGTCCAGGACGGCGAAACGATCTCCTGGAAGTCGACGTCGATCCCGAGGTTGATGTACAGATTGGCGACCTGTTGCGCCAGCCAGAATGCCGTCTCGTTGCCGTGGGCGATGTCCTCGGCAGCGCCGCCGCCTTCACGTGCATCCTGCATCAGGTCGCGCAGCGGCAGGGCGAAGGCGGTGAATGCCTCGACCACGTCGTGCGCCGCTGCATGCAGAGCGTTGAGGCGAGCAGCGCGCCGGAAGGAATCGTCGAGATCCGCCTGGTTCGGGACGTAGCGCGTGTGGGCGATCGCCTGCTCGCGCAGCGCGGCATTCTCGTTGCCGTAGTTCTTGATCACCGAATCCTTCGCGTCGAGGTTCTTGCGCGCCTCACGCAGCGACCGGCGCAGCTCCGAGACGCTCATCCGATCCACCTGGTCGAGCTGCGCCGCATCCGCCGCCAGGTGGTCCAGCGTCTGGTCGTCGAGCAGCGCCAGCTCGTAGATCTTCGAGCGATCGAGGGTGAGGAGCGGCTTCAGCCGGTCGCGGTCGAGAAACTTCGCCGCCACGCTGGCCAGTCGCCGGGCGGTGTCCTCGGTCAGTCCGGCGGCGCGGATCGCCCGGCCATAGACGCCGCGCGGCAGTTCGCGAAAACACAGCACCGCGCGCCCGATCTCGAGCATGGCCTCGGTGCTCTGCGCCATCAGGTGCCGAACATCGGAGATCAGGTAGTCGAGCGAGGTGCCCTCGTACCCGAACCGATCCAGAACCGCGCGCACGTCGCGCTGCTCGGCCGCAGCCACCTGCAGGACCCCGACATCGACCGGCACCAGCTCGCCGCCATCGTTCTCTGTCATTTTCTTTCCCTTCGTGAAAAAACTCAGTCGGGCTGGCGCGTATAGCGCTGCTCGACCTCTGCGACCCGCGCCTGCGCCTGCCGCAGGCCATAGAAGAACTGCACCGCGATCTGCACCGGCTCCTGCCCGAGGCGCCACAGCTTGGCCGCGTCGCGCGTCGCCCAGCCCTTGCTCTCCAGACACTCCAGATCGCGCAGGACCATCGGCTCCGGCTTGCCGACGTCGGCGGCGATGTCGACCAGGCGCCGGCCGAACACTTCGTTTCCGGCCAGCGCGCGCAGCACATCCATCAGGCGGAGCTGCGCCGCGTTGTGGCTGGCTTCCGCCGACGCGGTCATGCAGCCTCCTTTTGCGTGCTGGGGTAACGACCCGGCCACAGCGCGTCGAGACTCAGCCCCGTGGCGTCGGCGATCGCCGTTGCGATACGCCGTGAAGTCGACTTGCCCGTGACGACGTAGGTGACCGTCGTCGGCGAGACGCCGAGCTTCCGGGCGATCTCTGACTGGGAAGTGCGGGCTTTCTTCAGCGCGCACTGGATATCTGCTGGTTCCATTGCTATCCTTCGTGTTCGGCTAACTTGTAAGGCGAAAGGCTGGCAGGCATGGGACGTTTCATTCTTGAAATCTACGAGCCGGGCGACGACCGCACGCTGGTCGCCTCTCTGGATTCCGACGCACCGCTGGTGGTCTCGGCTGGAGAAGTCCTGCACACCGGCCCCCTGACGGGAGCAAACAACCGGGTGCTGACCGTGACTCGTATCGAGCACACGTTCTGGCAGAGCCAAGAAGGGGTAGTCCACCAGCGCCGACTCTTTACCGAATGACCTTGTGGACGGCGCCGCACCTTTCATTGAGGCCGTCCGCGAAATATCCCGAGTTGCCGTTCTGCACGACCTCGACACGACAGCCCAGCGGGTTGGCTTTTGCTTGAAGAACCAATGAGACGGCGTGCTCAAGGGCTTCCTTGAAGGGGTACCCCTTGTCCAGGTCGGAAAAATCGAGACGAAGCGTGACCCCGGAAGACGCGAGCATGCTTTGTCGATCCACGGTGGCTTCGGTGCTAAGCCGCGCTTCCAGGAGTCGCCGATCCAGATCCTCGCGAACCTCCGGGCTCAGGCCATCTGTGGGTTTCAGGCGCTTTGGCAATTTCCTCTTCATGAATTTGGCGGTGGTGATCACGTCGTCGGCCGCCAGTCTGGCCAGAGATTCTTCTCCCTGCTGTGCCAGTACTGATTCGAGACGGGTCACCCGCTCTTTCAAGTCCTTCAACAGGCGGTGCATATCCATCAGGAGCCTCCATGGCCATCATCAGAAAATCGGAACTTCGTCGTCACGTCGAACAACTTGAAGTGCGTTACCACCGCCTGCGCGAAGCGGTGGAAGGGATCGCGCCAAACAGAAATCTGTACGAGCAGTACGCGACCGACCCCGATGAGTACGCGGAAGATTTCACGGAGGTCGATGTCGAGGCGGTGGCGTATGCCCTCAGCGATTTCCGGACGGTGCTGAAGCGTCTGGATACGATTCACCGACTGCAGGCCCACAAGCTCAAGTCGGTCCGGTGATTTCATGCGGCCTCCTGGATGTGGTCGAGGTGTCGGCGCTGGCCGACGGGGTGAGTGCGGAATTCCGGGTAGCGGCCCGGCCAGGCGGTTTCAGGGTCCAGGCCGGTGAGCTCGCAGATGCGGCGGGCGATGCGAATGGATCGGTGACGGCCGTGGATCACGTGAGAGACGTTCATCGCAGACACGCAGGTAGCTCTCGCAACACTGGAGAGGCTGGAACCACAGATGCGCAACTGCGCTTTGATCAGCTCGGGGTGCATCGAAGGTCGCAACGTGCGGGGTATGTTTAGAAGTAAAGGCAAGTGATGAGGCTAATATTAAGTTCCCGTTTGGCACTTTGTCAAGTGCCGTATGGAGATTCACATGGTCGAGTTAGATCTGGTCGAGATTGGTGCGCGAATACGCCAAGTGCGAGGGTCCATGACGCAGAAAGAATTCGCCGACCGCCTTGGCATAGGGAGAACTTCGGTCGTGCGCTACGAGTCTGGCGAGAGATCTCCGGACGCGGTGTTCATCGCCCGGGCTCACGCGCTTCTCGGTGTTGATCCGATCTGGCTTTTGGCTGGCGTGGGCGGCGGCGCGACGCCAGCCCTAACCCCTGAAGAATCCGCGCTGCTGGACAACTTCCGCCACTCGCCGCCGGCGGCGCGGAAGGCCATCAAGGCGACGAGCGATCTGCTCGCGCAACATGGAAGCGCCGGAGGAGAAGCCGAATGTGGCTGATCGCGAGCGGCCGGAGCCAGAGCCGCAGATCGGTGCTACAGTGCCGGCTAACTAATCAGTCTGTTGCGTGGCATGGCTAATCGGCCCACCGCGGCCAGGCGGCCGCTTGCTTTAGGGAAGAAAACGCATGGCTTCTGAAAACGAAAAGGGATTCGGGCTGCTGGTGCCGTTGCTTGTGATCGTTCTGGCCATCGGCGGGGCGGTGTGGTGGAAGCTCAACGAGCGGTGGCAGAGAGAAGCCGCTGTGATCGCAGAGCGAGCAGCCGTGGCTGCCCAGATCGCCGAACAACAGCGGCTTCTCGTTCGTTGGGACGACGCTCGGAAGGTGGCAAATAGCGCTCCGAGAGTGGCGCTTTCCGGTCCCGTCACACAGCTCCAGGAGGTCAAACGCGCCGTCGAACGGCAAGCCGCAAGCGGCTGCCTCGCGCGGCCGACTCGTGAGCTGCTGTCAGCGATGGGGATGGTCATTGATGGTTTCGTCGTGTTCATGGCCAACCAAGCGGATTCACGGCTCCGTTCTACCGAAAAGTTCGACGCAGCCGAGGTGGTGTTTGGTCGCTACCATGCACTGCTTGCCGCCTGCGCCAAGGCCTGATCGACCCGCTCAGCGGCCGCCGTTGCCCGGCCGGACATTCCGATGTTCCTACCCGTCCTCTCCCTGGCCCTGCTGCTCGCATCCGCTGGCGCCGGCGCCGAGACCATGACCGGACAGGTGGTCCGCGTAGCCGACGGCGACACCGTGACGGTGCTCGTGCGGGACGGCCAGACGCACCAGGTCCGGCTGGCTGGCATCGATGCCCCGGAGCGGGCGCAGCCGTTCGGTCAGCGCGCCAGGCAGCAGATGTCTGCTCTCGTGTTCGGCAAGCCAGTCGTGGTGGAGTGGTCCAAGAGAGACCGCTATCAGCGGATCGTCGGCAAGGTGCTCGTGGCGGATCGGGACACGGGCCTGGCGCTCGTGGCGTCCGGCCTGGCGTGGCATTTCAAGCGGTACCAGCACGAGCAGAGCGCAGCGGATCGCGCGCAGTACGCGGCCGCCGAAGAGCAGGCTCGATCCAGTGGCAAAGGGCTGTGGTCCGAAGCCCACCCGGTGCCGCCGTGGGAGTGGCGAGCGGCAAAGCGTCAGGGCGCGCCTGGGAATCTCTCCGGAGGATCCAGGGCTATAATCCGCAGCGACACGGGAGGGTGCGATGCAACTCGAGTTTGACGTGCAGCGCTTTGAAGACTCGTCGAAGCAGAATGGTGTCCGCTACTGGAATGCGCACGAATTCATGCGCACCCTCGGCTATGAAACCTGGCCCGTGTTCCAGAAGGTGATCAACAAGGCCATGGCGTCCTGCGCGGCGCTGAATGTGCAGATTCCGGACGTGTTCATTCCGGACACCTGGGTCGACGAGGGCCGTGAGGTACAAAGCTACCGGCTGACGCGGTTCGCCTGCTTTCTCGTGACGATGCACGCCGATTCGCGAAAGCCACAGGTCGCCCAGGCGAAGACGGTTCTGGCGGCGATTGCCGACGCGCTGGTGGAACAGCAGATCCGGCATGATGCGCTGGAGCGCATCGAGGTGCGAGACGACCTCCGGGATGGCGAGTCGATCATGAGCGCCGTAGCCCACCGTGCCGGCTTGCAGTCGCGTGAGTTCGGCATCTTCAAAGACGCGGGTTTTCGAGGGATGTACAACCTGTCGCTGCAGCAGTTGATTCTGCGCAAAGGGGTGTCCATCGAACGAAACCGTACGCTCTACGACTTCATGGGCAAAACCGAACTGGCTGCGAACTTGTTCCGGGTGACGCAAACGGCCGAGCGGATCAAGAACACCGGCGCGCAAGGCGTCCGGGAACTCAGCGACACGGCCCGCGAGGTCGGACAGGATGTCCGTAGCGTCATGCTGCGTTCGAGTGGCGTCGCGCCGGAGAACCTGCCTTTGGAAGAAGACTTGACGAAAGTCAAGGGCCGCCTGAAGTCGGCAGCCAAGGGGATGAAGAAGCTGGACGCACCGTCGAAGAAGCCTGTCAAGAACGGTTCGGATGAACCCAGGTCTTGATTCTTGAAAGGCCCTTGGCGCCGGCCAGGCCACAACCCCCTGCCCGAATCGTGATCGGGCGTTTATAAACGCGCGGCGGCCGCTCTGGCCGCCGGTTTGTCTGTTCGCGACATCCTCGGCGGCGACGCCGGCCGTTGGCTGTTGGCTACGGCCTCTGCTTCGCCGTCGCGCCCGTCGAATCGCTTCGTCCTTCTGCCCTGCGCGCGCGCGACCGACAATGGCCGCATGTCGCTTCGCCAAACCACCCGCAAGAGCACTGACCGCACGGCCGCAATCGCGAGCTGTGCCGTCGATTTGTCCGGCGCCGGCGGTGCGCCACGAGACGTGCGGTTGCTGCCGGCTGGCGAGTTCCGCTCCTGGGATGGCCGCCCGACTGACGTCGCCGCCTGGGTGATGACGGACGAAGACGGCCTGCGGCTGGTTGCGGAAGCGGCGGCGCGGGCGAGCGACCGAGTCATTGACTTCGAGCACGCGACCCTGCGTGCAAAGTCCGGCGGCGATCGGGCGCCGGCTGCCGGCTGGTTCCGGCGGCTCGAGTGGCGTCCAGGCGATGGACTGTGGGCGGTCGGCGTCCGCTGGACGGCGCAGGCTGCCCGGCATATCGCCGACCAGGAATACCGGTACGTGTCGCCGGTGTTCTCCTACGACAAGGAGTCGGGCCGCGTGGAGCGGCTCTTGCACGCCGCACTGACCAACGACCCGGGATTGGACGGGTTGACTGATCTCGCCGCCCTGGTGGCCGAGCTGTTTGCATCACCCACTATCGCACAGGAGTCTGCAATGCCTGCCATCCTCAAGAAGCTGCTGGCCGCTCTCGGCCTGCAGGAGACCGCTACCGAAGCCGAGGCGCTGTCCGCGGTCGAAGCCCTGAAAACCAACGTCGCCATGCTGAGCGCGCAGGTCGCGGCGCCCGATCCGGCGAAGTACGCCCCGCTGGCGGCGCTCTCGGCGCTGCAGACCGAGAACGCCCAGGTGAAGGGCCAACTGGCCGCGCTCACCGGCGAGATCGCCGCGGCAAAGGTGGCGAAGCAGGTTGCCGAAGCCCTGGCCGCAGGCAAGCTGACGCCGGCGATGGAAGGCTGGGCCAAGACCCTCGGGGCAGCCAACCCGACCGCGCTGAGCGCTTTTCTCGATGCCGCTCCGGTCGTCGTCGATCTGGGCGCCAAGCAGAGTGACGGCAAGCAGCCCGCTGGCACTGGCGGCCAGGCTCTGAGCGCGACGGAGCTGGCGGTCTGCCGGTCGATGGGCCTGGCGCCGGAGGACTACACCAAGACACGCCAGGCAGCCGCCTGACCGGCCTGAACCATTCCCTTTCCCAGGAGACCTGAATGCCCGCGCTCATCGCCGACCGCAATACTCCCAGTCGTGACAATGTCGATTTCTTCCTGCCGGTTGCTGCGGCCGCCAAGCTGTGGGCGGGCAGCATTGCCTGCCTCAACGCCTCCGGATTCCTGACCAAGGGCGCCGTGTCCACGACGCTGAAGGCGGTTGGCGTGGTGCAGGAGACCGTCGACAACACCCTCGGGGCGAACGGCGCGGTCGCCGGCAAGGTGCGCCGCGGCTGCTGGAAGTTCGGCAACTCGTCGGCTGGGGATCTGATCGCCGCCGCCGACTGGGGCGCGCAGTGCTTCATCGTCGATGACCAGACCGTGGCCAAGACGAACGGCGGCTCGACACGCTCGGTAGCCGGCATCATTCGCCACGTCGAAGCCGACGGCGTGTGGGTCGAGTTCTGACCGCCGCAAGATCCATCACTCACCAAGGAGTTTCCTATGCGCCATCTCTTTTCGTTCCGGTACGCCGCCATTGGCCTGGCGGTCCTGCTGGCCTTCGCGTGGTCCCTCGCCTTTCTCGTCGGATCGGCGGCGCCGATGGATCCAGGCGATCCGTGGCTGTTCGGCGCCGCCGGAATCATCGTCAACCGCGACAGCCTCACCGCGATGTACAACGGGTTCAAGACCGCCTACAACAACGCCTTTGCCGGCGTGCAGCCGATGTGGAGCAAGGTGGCAACGCTCGTGCCGTCGACCGCCAAGGTGGAGAGCTACGGCTGGCTGGGGCAGTTTCCCAAGTTGCGCGAGTGGGTTGGCGATCGCCAGGTGAAAGGCATCGCCGCGTCGAGCTACCAGATTGCGAACAAGAAGTTCGAGTCGTCGATCGGCGTCCCGCGGGATGATGTCGAGGACGATACCTATGGGGTGCTGGCGCCGCTGTTTGCCTCGATGGGCCAGTCGGCAGCAATACACCCCGACGAGCTGGTGTTCCAGCTGCTGGCAGCCGGCTTCACCACGACCTGTTTCGATGGGCAGTATTTCTTCGACTCGGATCATCCGGTCGGCGCCGGTGTCGTCAGCAATACGGGTGGCGGCGCGGGCAGCGCGTGGTATCTGCTGGATACCTCGCGGCCGCTGCGCCCGATCATTTTCCAGAAGCGCCGGGAGTACGCGCTGACCGCGCTGGTCGACGCCAATGATGAGGGCGTCTGGATGCGCGACGAATACCGCTACGGTGTCGATGCGCGTGTCAATGTCGGGTACGGCTTCTGGCAGATGGCCTACGGCAGCAAGCAGACGCTGGACGCGACCAGCTTCAATGCAGCGGTCGCGGCGATGATGGCGTTCGCCAGCGACGAGGGCCGGCCGCTCGGCATCAGCCCGAACCTGCTTGTGGTGGCGCCCGGCAACCGCGCCGCCGGCAAGGCGTTGGTCGAGGCCGAGACGCTGGCAAGCGGGGCCAGCAACACGAACTTCAAGGCGGTCGAGCTGTACGTCTGCCCCTGGCTGACCTGATAGCAACCAACTCTGTGTGGACGGTAGTGGCGCTCACCCCCGGCCCCGCGAAGAAAGATTGTGCGGGGCGGGCAGAGCGCATGGCGTCATTGACGACGAAACAGGGGGCCTCATGAAAGCAGGCGTTACACAACAAGATAGCAACCAACTCTCTGTGGACGGTGGTGGCGATAGCCCCCCGCCCCGCGAAGAAAGATTGTGCGGGGCGGGCAGAGCGCATGGCGTCATTGACGACGAAACAGGCGGCCTCATGAAAGCAGGCGTTACACAACAAGAAGCCCCGGCCGCGACGCCGCCGCGCGGCAAGGCCAGAACGCACCGCATCGTCGCCCTGCCTGATAGGGGCTTCTGGAGAGCCGGCAGGTGCTGGTCTCGCGCCGGCACCGACATCGACATCGGCGATTTCACCGACGAGGAGTGGGCGGCTCTGACGTCCGATCCGATGTTGGTCGTCGTCGCGCTCTGATCGCCAGGCGGCGGGAGGTACTGTGAGCAAAGGTAACTGGGCCGAGGCGCAAGTCTCCACGATTGACGGCCGCGTGGTGCTCGGAGCCGATGGTATGCCACTCGGGTTCCTTGGGCCGGATGGGCTGCTCCCTGCCGTGTACGGCATCGGTGTGCCGGGCCGGTTGGGTTTCGGCGTGGGTGTCTGCCCAGAAGTGCTGCCCAATGGGATGGTGGGGATGTACGGCTACACTGACCCAACGTCGGAGAACTACGGCAACTATCTGACCGCCGACGGTTCGGTGATGGTCTGGATCCCGGCCTTCTACGATCTGTGGGGCAATGGTGCCAACGGCTTGCCGGTAAACGGTGTGGGCATCATCGGCGCCAACGGATTTGCGAGTGAGGCCGCGGCGGCTGCGGCTGGCTACGCCTTGCATCGGGCTTTCTGGGATGGCGGCCGGCGCAAGAGCGGATTTTTCATCGACAAGTACCAATGCTCAGCATCGCCGCAAGGCATCGCCGTATCCATGAAAAATGAGCCGCCGCTGTCGTCTTCCGCAGCTCACAACCCGTTTTCCATTCTGAACGGCAGCCCGGCAACTGCGCACCACGGTTCGTTTGCCGCCGCGAAAACGCGCGGCCCGAGATTCTCCGTCGCGTCCCGATTCCAGTTCGCGGCTCTGGCGGAGCTGGCATACGCGCACGGCGCGCAAAGCACCAATGCAACGTTCTGCGCCTGGTACGACGCCGTGAACAACTGGCCAAAGGGCAACACGAACAATGCCCTGCGGGACTCGGCAGACACGTCCGTGATCTACGCTTCGGACGGCTACTTGAATTGCGGCCTCACTGGCAGCGGGGTGCCGTTCGCAAAAACAACCCACAACGGCCAGGGTTGCGGTGTTGCCGATCTGAACGGCAACATGTGGGAGATCTGCGTCGGCCTGACGAGCAACGGCACGGATTATTTGGTGTTGCGCCCGTCCGTCGCGATTGCCGATTTAACGAGCGGCTCCACGCTGGCGACCGATGCCTGGGGGGCTTCCGGCCGCGCCGCGAATTACGACAACCTCGGCCCATCCCTCGGCGCCCTGACCGCCTCGGTGACAACGAAGCTGTTTGGCAATGCGGCGGCGGTATTTGGCTCTGGCGGAAGCGGGGCGGAATGGACGGCCAGGTGCCTGGGCATCCCGCTCGCCGGAGGAGTTGGTGGAACGAACGCGTTCGGCAACGACGGGCTGTACGACAGCCGCCCAAGCGACATGTGCCCGATCTCCGGTGGGAGCTGGCTCCGCGGGTCGAATGCCGGTGTCTGGGCGTTGGATCTCAGCCATTCGCGGAGCAGCTCGTACGATAGCGTTGGGTTCCGCGCGGCCTTGTATCTCTGAAGGCCCGAGCGATAGCGATGGGCCTGCACGACGAAGCCAAGCTGGATCGCAAATTCCTGGAGTTCGCGAAGTTGATGAATGTGTATCTGAATCACTTCCCGAAGCATGAAAAGTACGGTCTCACGTT